ATCATCAACTTTAAACCGTTGACCTACTAGCGGATTGGGCATAATTTGTTAAAAAATAGTATATTAGATCAAAAAGACATTCTAATTATGAATAAAAACAAAAAGTTAGAATTATTAGAAAATCTTCAAACAGTTCTTATTAGAGAACTATTAGGAAGAATAGAAACTGGCGAAGCAAAACCAGGTGATCTAAACGTAGCAAGACAACTGTTAAAAGATAATGGTATAGAATGCATACCAACAGAGAAGAGTCCTATGGAAGATCTGATGTCAAACCTTCCAGACCTTGATGTAATACCTGTTTTAGAAAGATAGTTTTATAATATGCAAAGTTACATACAGTCCAGCATTAGATCTTTGTCATTAAATAAAGATATAGATTGCCAAAATATAAAAGTAACGGAATTTACAGTTGAACCTGTAAGTATTCAAAGAGTAAAAAGTTTTATTGAAAAATGGCATTATTCAAATAATGTAAACGGTTTAAATGTTTCTTTAGTATTTGGTTTGTTTTATAAAAATGAATTAATTGGTTCAATTATTTATGGTTCATTATCTATGGCAAACACATGGAAAAAATATGGATCTAAGGAATCAGAAGTTATTGAATTAAAAAGATTATGTTGTATTGATAAAACTAAAAAAAATACAGAAAGTTATTTTATTGGTAAAACTATAAAATTTTTAAAAAAATTTACTAAATATAAAACAATAGTTTCTTATGCTGATCCATTCCACAATCATCAAGGAACAATATATAAAGCAAGTAATTTTATTTATCAAGGATTAACATCTAAAGGTAAAGTTATAAAGTTTAAAAACAAAATATATCACGACAAAACTATAAGATCAGTTGATGATAAAAAAAGAATTAAACCTTTTGCTTTAAAAATTAAAGAAGCACTTACAAATAAACAAGCAGAATATATTAATACACCAGGTAAACATATTTATATTTTTAAAATTAAAAGAAAAAACAACGACAAAGATATAAAAAATAATATTTTTAAAACAGAACAAACAATATTACCTATCTATGCAACCGCTTCCTGAGAAACTACAAGATTTTAGATACTTTCTAATAATAACTTGGCGACATCTTAACCTGCCTGACCCCACACCAGTTCAATTAGACATAGCTGAATACTTACAATACGGTCCTAGAAGAAAAATCATACAAGCTTTTAGAGGTGTCGGTAAAAGTTGGATTACATCTACCTATGTTGTATGGAAACTACGGATGAATCCACAACTAAAGTTCCTTGTTGTCTCTGCAAGTAAAGACAGAGCAGATAATTTCTCTACATTCACCATGCGTCTTATAAACGAGATGCCAATATTAGCCCCACTGCGTCCAGAAGACTCTCAGAGAAACTCTAAAATAAGTTTTGATGTTGGTCCTGCATCTGCTGACCACGCCCCTTCAGTTAAGTCTCAGGGTGTTCTTGGACAGATGGCAGGTAGTAGAGCAGATGAGGTTATAGCTGATGACGTGGAAGTACCAAACAACAGCTTTACCCAACCGATGAGAGACAAGTTAAGTGAAGCTGTAAAAGAATTTGATGCAATCCTTAAACCAAACGGTAAAATTACCTTTCTCGGTACACCACAAACAGAACAATCTTTATATTTAACACTAGAAGAAAGAGGATATACAACACGCATCTGGACTGCACGTTATCCAGAACTTAAAAACAACTATGGAGACAGATTAGCTCCTAAGTTAGCTCAGAAGCTATCAGAAGAGCTTGTAAAGCCCAAAGATCCTGTTGACCCAGAAAGATTCAGTTCAATAGATCTAATGGAACGTGAAGCCTCCTATGGACGTTCTGGGTTCTCTTTACAATTTATGCTAGACACTAGCCTTAGTGACCAAGATAGATACCCTCTTAAGCTTTCAGACCTGATAATCTCTTCAGTAAACCCAGATCATGCACCAGAAAAGGTAATCTGGTCTTCCTCTCCCGAATATGTCATCAAAGAATTACCCTGTGTAGGGTTTAATGGTGATCATTTCTACCGACCTGCACAACAATTCGGTGATTGGATTGAATATACAGGCTCAGTCATGTTCGTAGACCCCTCTGGCAAGGGAAAAGATGCTACAGGTTATGCCATAGTAAAAATGTTAAACGGTAATCTATACGTCCCTGACGCAGGGGGTCTTAACGGTGGATATAGTGACGCAGTTTTAACAACTTTATCCAAGATAGCCAAGACAAATAAAGTCAATACAATCCTTGTTGAATCAAACATGGGTGGAGGTATGTTTGCAGAACTACTAAAACCCTTCCTTATGCGTTACCACCCCTGTGAAGTAAAAGACGTACGCAATACAAAGACTAAAGAATTAAGAATTATAGACATCCTTGAACCTGTAATGAACTCTCACAGGCTAATAATAGACCGTAAGGTAGTAGAAAAAGACTATAGATCTAACCCTAATGAAGCTCCAGAACGCAAATTAAAGCTGCAACTCTTCTATCAGATGTCTCGTATTACAAAACATAGAGGTTCCCTTGTACACGATGACATCTTAGACGCTCTATCAGGGGCAGTAGCTTACTGGACTGACTACATGGCTCAAGATGAAGACCGTAATATAAGATCTCGTAAAGATGAACTTATGGCAATGCACCTTGATAACTGGGGTAACTCTCTAAACAATACAGTTACCCAAACAGCACTAGGTATGACCCCTAGACAGATAAGTAATTCTAATACCTCTAACGATGGATTTATAAATAAAACTTATTAGGTACTACTCTTGGATAAACTTGGGGGGGATAAAGGGGGGGTTCATGCGTATAGATCACAAAGAAACAACCATAGACAACACAGAAACCACCAAAATCACAGAATCCCACACAGAACAGCAGCCCACAGCATTAACCATTAGACTATTAACCATAGGTCATCTACATAAAGACCTAACATAGACCCCTATAGATCACTTCTGGGCAGATCTATAGGGGTTCTATAGTTATCCTATAAGTTATCTATTAGTTACCTATAGGTAGTCTCTAAAACTTTTTACCGCAAAAATTTGAAGGGTTAATAAACGCATGGTATTTTCTGTTTTCCCCCAGGACATGAGACTTTTTTTCTGTCAAAAAGTACATCTTATTGAGTAACTTATTGATATAACTAAGTTTTAACTAGACTTATAATCTAGTTAGGCAGTATCTAGGGTTCTTTTGTTACATTTTGTTAAGTTTATTTGTATTTATTATTTATCGGTGGGCATCCTATATCTTCTCAATATATCCTATATATAGGACTAGCTATCTAATAGATAACTAATAGATAACTAATAGATAGCCAGGACTAAATCCCAGAAACTTAATTGATCAAATGATTAAAACAACAACAACTTTTAAAGAGAATCTAGAAACTCTTTATAATTCACTAGAACAAAAGCAAAGGGAACCTGGTTTAGGTTGTTACTATTGTCTTAAAGAAAATCTAGAGAATAGAGAAGAGATTCAAAGATTTATTCAATTACTACATAATGAAGAATCTCCTAACGATTGGAGATATGACATTATCCATTCTTTATTAAATCAACTTTTAAATCAGTATGAAGTTAACAATGAAGATGAAGCCTATGAACACATAGATATTATTTCTGATTCATTGGTTAATGTTTATAACTATGGATTAGCTAAATGGTTATGTGAGGATGTTTCCAGGGGTTACTTCGATAGTAGTTCTGAAATAAGTTCTATTTATGAAGTTAACCATTCTGAAAGTATTTATGGAGTAATTATGAAGCGACAGTATGAAGAGATTTATACGATGGCTTCAAAGATAGTTGACTATTGTTCTTAGACAATCCCTTAAAGGGTCTTCGGACCTTTTAAAGGGTTCTCTTAATAAGTGAACCTCAACTGCCCAGTTATTAATTATTAAATGATTATCAAATCGAATAGCACTTTTTCATTAGTGCAGACAATAACCGACCAACTTTTATTAGTTGTTAATGGTACTGTCTCTCAACCTGTTTTAAGAACCTGGCATATATCACAAAAAGATGATGCTATTAATGAATTTAACAGGGTTACAAAATGAAATTAGAACCAAACAAAAAGTATAGATTCATTGATGATGATTTAATCAATGGATCTCAAGTCTTAACTGGTAAACAGTTAAATAAGCTTATAGAAAAAGCTTATAAGGATGTTATGGAGTCTAAAAAATGACTCCTAACAATCATCAAGAAGACAGCTTAAAAGCTGCTAAACGTGCAGAAATTGAGAGACTTTATTTTGAAATGGAGCTAACTAATGAGCAGCTACTAGCAGAATATAAAGCTCTTGATGTTAAAAAAGAGGATCTTTAATTATGGATGCTCAACAAATAAGAACGGCTATTGATGCTGGTAAAACTGTTTACTGGCATCATAACGGCTATCAAGTCATCAAAGATTCAATAGGTCAGTATCTTATTAAATGCCTATGGAATGACTATTGCATAGGTCTAACTCATAAGGATGGCATCACTTTAAATGGAGAAGCCAAAGCCTTTTATATAGAGCCTAATTAATTTTAGGCTTCTTTCTTTTTATTTTTTTTATAGATGTTAGTCGCTTATTATCCGTAGCAAAATTTTTAATGAACCTTTTAAGAATTTTTTTATTTTAAATTTTTAACAGGTTCTTTATGAACCTAGTCCCAGTTATTTTTATTATTAAATGATTACCAAAATTAAAGACAATGAACAGGCATATCTTCATGCCTTAGTACTTGCCGTTACCGCACCTAATGATGCCCTGTCTTTAGAGTGCCAGCATATAGCTGAATCTATAGGCTCTCAGCTAACAGAAAAGCAAAGAGAGTTATGTAAAAAAGGTGTTGAAGTATGTATGGAGTATCTAAAATGAAACTTTGTAGTAATCAGAGTATCCCTTGCGAATATTTAAAGGGAGCTTGTATCTTTTTATCCGATGAGGATGAGGGGAGGTATATAAAAGATGTATGTGTAGATCTTGAGAAACATTCTATTATCTTGATTGATGATGATGGTAATGGAATGTATTGGGAGTCTTTACACAATGCGTCTATCCAATTCCAAGGGGGTAGATAATGAGTGATTATCCGTACAACCTTACAGCGATAGCTACGCATTTAAGGGAGCTATCTTTATCTATTGCTAAGAAATTAGACATAAGTGAGGAAGATGCCTGGGATCTTTGCATTGAAAAACTAGAATATAAGTTTTCATCAATGAAAAGGGAGGAAGATCAATGAGTTATTCAATAAGAACCAGGCTGCATCATTGGATTGAACAATGCCCTTGTACTAATTTTTTAGTAAAGAATAAAAAAGAACAGGAACAAGTTGATGGGGTCTGGTATGACGTTGTTGTTGTTGAATGTCTTGTAAAAGCGGAGCAACAACAATGATTATCTGTCCTAAATGCGGTAGTAAATCCACTGAAGTTAACACCACAAGACCTAGACAAGCTCCTTACATATGGAGAAGTAGAACTTGTAAGGATTGTGGTAAGACTTTCAGTACAAGAGAATACACACTAACTGATTTAGATGTTCTAATTAATAGTGATGGCTTGGGTCAGGACTTAGCTGCTGACCAAGTTACTGAAATTGTGGAGGATCTTATTGATGGCTGATGTAATTAACCTTACTAAGTACAGACATGATCGTGAGAAAGCGATTGATGAACGTATTGAAAATGCAGAACGCAGAATTAATGAATTAAATCTATTAATTGTTGCGTGGAAACTATTGAAAACCACTTGACTTTCAAATTTATTTTTTTTTAAAATTTATCCCTACAACTAAAGGAGGACTCCTATGCCCAGAAGGAAAGTCCAGCAGTCGAGATGCCCACGTCTGTCTCAGGCTGTAAGGACTGTTTATAACAGAAGAAAACGTGGAACACCTGACGCTGATTTCTATATCATGCGTATGAATCACAACATCAAAGCTATTGGTGATCTACCTGTTAATCAGATAACAGAACCGTTGATCAATGTTCTGATTGATTATCACAGAGAGACTTTTGATAACTCTAATAAAACTATTAATAAAAAAGTATCTTCACTAAGAATTACGTTAGAGGAGATGGCTTCTGATGGTCACATGGAAATGGTTAAGTTTCCTAAACGACTGAAAGAATCAAAGGGTAGGACACATTATTTTACTGAAGAGATGGAACAGGAGATGTTAAACACTTATCTTCACTGGGGTTTATATGAACACCATGATTTTATTAAGTGTCTGATAGATACTGGAGCAAGGTTAGGAGAAATGCTTGGGTTAGAGAAAAGATTTGTTGATTTTAATTTAAATCAGATAACTTTTCCTGATCGTAAATGTGAAAATCCAGTAAGTGTACCAATGACTGATGACGTACAGAAAATCTTAAGACCTTATTACTTAAAAGCTAGAGCTACTGATAGGTTATTTCCTTATAACACCTATTGGCTACGCACTATCTGGAATAGAGTAAGAGATCATCTAGGGTTTGAAGATAAAGAATGGTATGTACCTCATTTATGTAGGCATACTTGTGCAACTAGGCTAGTCCAAAGGGGAGTTCCTCTTGGGGTTGTTAAGGATTGGATGGGACATGAGTGCATACAAGCAACCATGATCTATGCTCATCACGCACCAAAGCAGTTGCATGAAGCTGTAAAAGTGCTTAATACTAGGGAATCTAGTGCGTCTATCGCATCTTAAATGATGCTTGATAAGTGACCACTAACAACAGAATTATTCTTTTTAAGTTTTTGTTATTACTAACGATTACATAGACTTAAAATCCAGAGACCGTATAGGTCGTGGCGGTTCGAGTCCGCCCACTCGTACCAAGTTTGGAGTTGTTAGTGGATAACTTTAATTTGTTAATTAAAACAAGGAGTTATCTATGGAGAAGCAGCTTAAAGTAGAAGAAAAAATGTGTGGTCGTGGCTATGATTCACGCCAAAGAAAAGTCCAGTTAAATATATCTAAGGGAAAAGAGTCTGAAAATGATTATGCAAGGAGCATGATTGAAGCAGGTCTTGTACCTTTATCTAAAAAAATACAGGAGTTTATTGATAGAGCTTGGAGAGGGACACCAGGGCCGAAAGCTGTAGCTGCTATTAAGTTAAATCAATACCCTGATATAGATGTTGTTGCCTTTATTGCCTTCAAAGCAATCATTGATTGTGCTTCACAGGTAAAGACTGCAACCCAGACTGCAATACAAATAGGTCATTTGTTGGAAGATGAGCTTAGATTTAGTGTCTTTGAACAGGAAGATGAGAAACATTTTACTGCTGTAAGAAAACATATAACTGATACAACCCATCCGAGGTATAGAAGAAACATGATGATGGGACACATGAGAAACAAAGGTTTTGTTTTTCAGTCGTGGAGTAAGGAAGATAAGTTACGCATAGGCATGAAGATGATTGACCTGATGAAACAATCAGTAGGCATGATCGAATTGGCTACAAGAGGGTATAAAAATACAAAGAAAACTTATATTCAGTTCACTGATGGATCTATGGAGTGGATTAAGAGACAGAGAAAGAATAGATTTGCAGCTTATCCTATCTATATGCCCTGCCTTGAGAAACCTAGAGATTGGATCAGCACTACAGAGGGTGGTTACTACAGCAAAAGACTACGACACGTTAAAGCAATCAAGTCTAAGGATCTCGACTACTTAGCAGAAGTAACAGAAAGAAAACCAACAGCGTTTTTTGCAGCGTTAAATGCTCTGCAAGGTACGAAGTGGGAAGTAAATTTAAATATTCTTGATATTGCTCAGAGTTGTTGGGATAGAGGTATAGAAGTTGGTTGTTTAATTGATGCTGAAACATTACCACTACCTCCAAAACCACATGATATTGATACTAATGATGATGCAAGACTGCAATATAGGAAGGCTGCAAGTTTAATTCATGACCAAAATGCCCATGACCGAGCTAAAAGATTCCAGTGTTTATCTTTGCTTGATACTGGACTGTATTACAGTGATGAAACCTTTTACCACGTTTATCAGGCAGATTTTACCGGACGAATTTATCCGGCTGCTGCTACTTTTAACCCACAGGGAAATGATTTAGCCAGAGCATTACATAGATTTTCTGAAGGCAAGCCAATAAAAAATGGAGAAGCTAAGAACTGGCTTGGTATTGCAGGTGCAAATCACTGGGGTATGAGTCGTTGCAGCTATGAAGAACGTATCGAATGGTCTGATACAGAAGGAGCAGCACTAGCAAGACAGGTAGCTAGTAATCCAGAAGCGACTGTCAGTTTATGGAGTAAAGCAGAAGAGCCGTTTCAGTTTGTTGCTTGGTGTATTGAGTGGAGTGGGATGCTGGATGAAGGCTATGGATATATATCAAAGCATCCTGTCTTGTTGGATGGCAGTAACAATGGCTATCAGCACTTTGCAGCCATGACCTGTGACCAAGACTTGGCAGGCAAGGTAAATCTTATGCACTTTAATGAGATCCAAGATCTCTATAACGAGGTAAGAACAGAACTAATTGTTGATTTAGCTGACAGTGAAGATCCTTTAGCTAAAGATTGGTATAAATATAGAAAAGTCGTATCAAGAAAGTTTGTAAAAAAACCAATAATGATGATTCCGTATAGCGGAACTTTGTATGGTATCTGTTATGCGATTAAAGATTACATACGTCAACACAATATAGAGTTGGATTGGGATGCAGATGACTTTGCACATAACTATTTCTTGGCAAGAAAGATTGTTCAGATTGTCAAAAAAGTATGTCCTAAATCATCAATAGTCATGCAATATTTAACAGACATTGCTAAATGTTTTGGTAATGAAAGTAAAGTAATGAAGTGGAATACACCCTCTAAGTTTTATATTAATCAGAACTATTACAAGCTTAGTAGCAAACAAGTAAAGACCAAAATAGGGACTAGCACTATAAGGTTGTCACTTACTGACAGGACAGATGAGGTTGACAGTAGAAAAACAAGTCAGAGTTTTGCTGCTAACTTTGTCCACAGTTTAGACGCTGCTAATGTACATTTAGCATTGCATAAAAGTAAGGAGAAAGGTCTTACAAACTTTACAACTATCCATGATTGTTTCGGTTCTACTGCCGCTGACATCCAAGAATTTATATCCTGTGTGAAAGAATCTTTTGTAGAAATGTACACCGACAATGTACTTGATAATTTATATGACCAAGCAGTACAACAGTTAGATAAACCCAAAAAACTCCCAACACCACCAGATCCAGGTGACTTTAATATCTGTGAAGTTTTACTAGCACCTTATGTATTTAGCTAACAAAGGGATGACAGATAAAAAATGTACGGTAACATCATAAATACGTCCAACGTGGACGATCAAAAAAGAAACTTTAACCGAAATTTCCAAATGATTAAATCAGAAATCATCAACATCACGACACCAGTATGTCTATTTCAATTCGCATGGCTAGTAGAACCCGACACTAAATTTGATGCGTCAGGTATATGGCAGGTCGAATGTCTTATTGACCCAGAAAAATCTGCTGACATCGAAGAACAACTTAATGGTCTTTTAGAAAGATGGAAGACACAGCTAAAGATTGCCAATCCTAACAAAAAGTACAAGCTTGCACCTTTACCTTTCAGTTTTGAAGAGGTAGATGGCAAGCCATACTTCAGAGTTAAAACAAAGATGAAAGGTGGTGGCGTTAGATCAGATGGTACGCAGTGGAAGCAAAGACCTCCTGTTTTATATAACGCACAAGGTCAACCTATGTCTGAAGAAGAAAGAGAGAAGGTTAACAAGTGTGGTCCTGGTACAACTGGACAGGTCAATATGAGATGTAGTGGATGGGAAAATCCTAGCTTTGGTGTTGGCATAAAGATCCAACCAGAAGCTGTGATCATCCATAAACATATTGAATATACAAA